ACCATCATATCACGTAGATATTGCTCTGCTTTCGCTTTAGGCAAGTTACCTACGTCAATGTAGAATACACGTCTTTCTGGTGCACGTGAAATGCGATAGATAACAACAGCATCTTCCATCATACGAAGTTGGTTCAATGGCTTAATTGCTTTATGCAAGTGAGACAGAACCAGCGTGTTGTTTTCGTTCAATACACCAGAGTTGCAGTTTACGATACTGTCTTTTGCAATGCGTAGACCTGTTGCGTTAGCATTACCAGCATCATAACCTTGTTGTATAGTACCAGAAGTCTTATGGAATCCTTTATCATTGTAGATATAGTATTCGTTTTTAATCTGCTTAACGAAGCCAGCATTCTGGTTGTTGCCAGTCTTCTCTTTTTTCATCTCACGAACTTTACGTAGTTTGCGAGGATCGATATAACGTAGCTCTTGAATACCTTTCTTAGGATTCGCTTCGTCAATCATTACGTGATAGTTCAAGCGCCCATCAACATACCACTTCTGTAGAATGTCGTAGCCTTGATTCGAAAAGTCTAAAAGTTTAAGAACGTTATCAAACTCTTCTCTAATTCGTTTCTTGATGTTATCTGGTAAGTCAACATCGTCTGTAATACATTCGATAGGTTTCTTATCATCAGTGATATTAACAGTTTCGTTGATAATATCATCTACAGCCATTTGCACTTCTGGCTGTTGTAGCATTGTTCTGTACTTCTGTACAAGTTCCGCTTCAGACTTAGCAGTTCCTTCAAGATCGATAAAGCTAGAGACAGCACCGCCTGTTGCAGTAACGTTTACTGCACCATCATCCTTCTGCGGTTCAGCAAAAGAACGAACGTTCTTGTTCTCTTCTTGTCTTCGCTTTATCTCAAAGCCAAATAATTCCATACTAATCTCCTAGGTTAGAGGGAGGCACTTGTCCCCCCTCTTTACTTAGTCTGCGTAAATTAAGCGTCTGTACCAGCGTTGCCAGTAATGCCACCATTTACTTCCCAGAAGTCGTACTGGAATGTAACGTCAAAACGTTCGATATCATCTGTAGTGTTCCAGTCCATAGTGATTGGAGCCACTGAAGTTGGGAAGATACCGTTGAACTGATATGTGCGAACAGGTACACCAGTCTTAGAGAACTGAGTGATCTGTGCTTGCGACTTGTATGCAGAAGGTGATGCAGTGTCAAGTTGACGAACATTACCTTGGTGCGAGTTGATAGCCGCCATCCAGTTTTCCATTGCGTTACGAATCAAAAAGTCTTCATCGTTGATGATAGTAACAGTCCATTCAGCGAATGTTCTGTCACCAGCGATTTTTACTTTACGACCGAAATATGGTACTTCGATAGTACCCAGAGTTGCCTCTGGGATTGCTGCCGCTTGGACCATAAATGGTACTTTCAAGTCTGCGATTCCGTTGATCGGGTTAGTGATCTGTACTTGGAAAAGAGACGCCTTAGCACCACCGAAAGTCAATTGGCTCTTAATTTCATTAATGTTGAAAGCCATGTGCTTTTACTCCTTTTCTAATATTTATTAAACAGATCCAACGATTTCGCTGAACTCAACACCAGTACGTACAGCCACAAAGTTAAGCTGAATGAAGTTGATAGAACGTGCAGGTTTGATGTAGATATCACCAACGAAGCGGTTCTGATCAATAACTTCTGGAGTATTGTTCGACTCATCTGCAACAACTTTAAAGTCGTAGATACCACGGCGACCTTGAACGTCACGTAGGAACGGTTCAACCATGTTGCGGAACTGAGCACGTGTGAATTCATCGTTGAATTCGAACAACATAGCTCTTGAAGCTCTTGCAATCGCTTTCTCTAGTACAATGAATAGACGGCGAACGTTGATGCGATCAAATGCAGATGCTTTGTTAGCAAACGTCTTATCACCGAATAGTAGAGTACCTTGCCCAACTTGAGTAATAACTGGGTTGAAGTTACGCTTGTATAGTTGATCACGTTGAGTCTTGCTTGGGTTCCACGCTAGTTTAACGATGTTCTTAACGATACCACGTGACAAGCCAGCAGGCGAGAACCAAGGATCACGCTGATCATCAGTGCGTACACATAGACCTGCAATGTCACCATTGAGAGGTGTGTAGATGTACTGATCGTTGTACTTGTCGTAACGGTACTTGTAACCAGTGTCGTATACAGCGTAAGTAGAACGTCTACCGTCTGCACCTAGATCGTCTACGATGTTGTCTAGAATAGTGTCTGTGTCAGTGATACCAACTACTAGTTCACGTGCAGGTGAGATAAGAGCAATACAATCTTTACGATCTTCTGCTAGATCAGTTAGGTAGTTACCTAGACCTGCGTATGAAGAAGCAGAGTCGCCACGTGCTTTACCTTGAATCAAGAATGATACGTCAACTTCTTCACCGTTGCGGAACAATTCGTAGCCTAGCTGAACAGTGCCTAGTGCGATAGATGATTCATCAGAACCGTCTGTACCACCAGATAGAGCCGCTGCCGCAGTCATCGAAGCAATGCTTGTAACGCCAGTAGCACGAATCCATGAAGAGCTATTTTCTAGAACATCTACAATGTAGTTGTTAGAGCCGTCTGCACGTTTTGAACCAGGTGTCTTAGATACGTTTTCGAAAGATTCTAGAACTGCGTTTGCAGTACCAGAGATAGTACCGTCTGCGTCATCTGCAACAACAATGTGGAAGTTACCAGCATCTGGTTCGTAGTCGAAACCAAGATCAGTAGAACCGTATTGAGTTCCATCGATGATTTGAACGTTGATTGAGTTACCAAGTGCGCCTGGGTAACGTGCTTCGATATCTTCTAGTGCAGTGCTTTGAGCACCAGCGGCTGTTGCGCCATCTGATACACGAACAACGTATAGTGCGTCAGAGTACGCTAGGAAGTCAGCGGCACTGAAGAAAGTTTCGATGTTTGACCAAGACTGTTGAGTGTAAACTGGTGCTTCACCCTGAGTGATTACTGGGTTAGTAGAATCAGTTTCACCAGTACCAGAACCGTTGTAAACGATGCTGTATGTAGTGTCGATTTGGTTTACTTCTACAGCGTACACAAGTACGATGTGACCGTCACCATTAACACCTACTGTGAATGATGTGATACCAGCATCTACAACAGATGCTTGTAGTGCAGTTGCGATTTCTGCTTTAGTTGCATAGTCGGCTGCCGCAGTAGTGAATGTTTCGCTACTTACAGTAAGAGTGTAAGTGTCTGTGCCAGTAGTACCAGCAGTAGGTAGTACTAGATCAGAAAACGTTACAGTTTCTTTTTGAACTGTAGTAGGGTTCGCTAGAGTTGTGGTGTTGCTGTTTAGTGGTCTACCAAAGCGTCTTACTAGATCAACTTCAGAACTAACAAGAACACGCTCATTTACAGGACCCCAACGGAAAACACCAGCGATTGCGCCTTCAGTTGTTGATGTAGCAGGAACGACCGTTGATAGATCGATCTCTGAAACATTAACTCCTGGACTTACTTGAAAAGCCATCTCATTTCTCCTTGTCTATTATGATTTATAGATTTCAAAATCTTTGTCTTTATATTTATAAAATCCACGATTTAGCTAGTAGTTAAACCAGTTAGAGTTAGGGTCTAGACTTTCGACTTCATCTAAAATGTCGTTAGTGTTGAACCCAATGGGCATGAGGCTTTCCATTAAATCTTCTTCGTTTCGTTGCTTTAGTTTCATCATCGTGTTAATATCAGTTATGTCTTTAAAGAACGTCTGATCTGTTAACCATGAGAAGAGAACTAAACACATTACTAAGTCATCGTGTGCACCAGACTCTGCTTCATACGATACGCCCTTTCTTGAGAACGTAGATAATTCGTTGATAGTAAAAAAGTCGTTTACAATTAACTGGTCTTGCTCTACCATCAGTTTTAGCATATTGCAACCAATAGCTTTGACTGACTTCGTGGTTCTAATTCCTTTATCTACTGATTTACCGAATCCACCTGAGATTCTTTTTCCCGACCTACCTGCCGATTCAGTCATCAATAATGTTTCTACTTCATAGTCGTAGTGAAGTATTTCCGATACTTGTTCACCAATGTCGTTCACTTCGATAAGTGTATACGCTTCATTGTACATCTTAATTACAGAGTGTAGTATCTCTGCATAGTCTATTGGGGTTACCATGTTGTCACGAAAAGCCGCAACTTGTTTGTAAGGCATCTGAGACACATCAATCACCTGAAAGGCTGAATAGTCGAGTCCTTTACCCCTAGATACATCGACTACTATTATGTATGTTTTTGCCTTGTCTGGGTACTCGAATATACGAAGATTCTCACGCTCTGCAAGAGGATCTTTTATCACAAGAGACTTGAGTTTGTTACCTTCGATGAGTGTACCAGACGATCCCAAGAACTGACATTCAAATTCTTGAGCGAACTTCTGATAGTCGTGATCCATTGCTTGAAGAGTTTCTTCTTTCCACTTATCGTCACGACCTGGCACATCGTACCACATGACTTCAAGAAACTGATAGCCATTCTTACCCTCTCTAGCGCCCTCACACGTCTTGTAGAAGTGATTAAGCCCATTAGGTGTACTAGTGAATAGAATCTTTGTAGTATTACCAGATGAAATAGTCGGAAATACAGAAGCAAAGAACTCATCCCAGTTCTCTACGAATGCAGTCTCATCAATGTACAAGAATGAGATAGACTTACCACGTATAGCACTTGAAGATGTAGCACCAGCTAGAATCTTACAACCGTTCTCAAATTCAACAGAACCTTTGTTCCATTCGATCACGCCTTGTTGTAGCCACTTAGGCAGTGCTTCATATGCAATCTTAATACGATCAAGAATCTCACGTGCGGCATCACCCTTGTTAGCGAGTAGCGCAACTGTCTTGTGATCGTTGAAGAGAACATAGTGCAGAATCACAGCGACAGCAGTAGTTGTCTTACCTGCTTGTCGAGATGTGTTCACCGCCATACGTCTATTGTTAGTAATAGTCGTAATGATTGTTTTTTGATAGTCGTAAAGTCTAATAGGGATAAGACCGTGATCTACGTGTACGATCTTAATGTATTTCTCTGCAAAGTAGATAGGATCATTTGCACACTTCAGATATTCATCAATCATATCCGCAGTAAATTCTACTGGTGTGCCTTTACGTTTTAAGTTTGGATTACCTAGATAACCCTTATCCGTCACTTGATTCATTGTCACGCATATCCTTTATCATTTGCTGTAGTTCAGCAGTTGAGCCAACGAACAGATTGTTGTTTGTGACTTGTTGCGAGTTGCCACCTTCTTCTGCTTTTTGCTCTTCTGCTTTCTTCTCACTCATGCTAACTAAGTCTTTGTTAGCGTCAACTAGCGTCTTCATTAGAGTAGATACTACTTCATAAGCACGAGGATGCTCAGATGCTTTTGCAAGATCCATCATCTCTTCGAGTGCTTTAGTGCCGTTTTCGATTACGTTATAAAAATTATCACGTGCGTACTGAAAGTCACGATCAGATTGATCAGCTTTATTTACAGATACGAGTGAAGGTGCCAAAGCAGGTTTGCTAGGCACGATTTGTGTTTCTAGTTCTGTTACATCAATTGGGTCTAACCCAAGAGAGTTTGCAATTTCATCATTAGCCATCTTCTACCACCACGATATAGTCCCAATTATCATCTATATTTATATCAACGTAGTTTACAGTGTCAGTAAGCGAAGTAGTTGGTTCTCCGTTCGCTGTTAGACCTGGCTGTACTTTGATAATCGCATCAGGAGTATCACCGTCAAGTGGCATTGTGATGTTTGATTGTACGAACTTAATAATCTTGCGAGATTGATTAGGACCGAAGAACCATCCACGTAGAGTAAAGTTCAACGTGTAGATAAGTGCTCTTCTTGTTTGATAGTCACCCTCATAAGTGTCTTCTGTGCTTACACTATTGAGAACAACAGGAATGTCTAGAGTCAAGTCAATGTCATCTAGAATCTTAACAGCAGGTGTAACATCAGGTTTGAAGAATGGAACGATCTGTTCTAGAATGCGACTAGCATCTTCGTTATACTTCGCCATGATGTTTAGTTCAAATTCAATATCATATGGAGCAGGAGAGTAACGAGTTTCTAGTCTGTTATCGTCTGCGGCTCCACCTCTTGAGTATTTGAGTGTGCTACCAAGCTTACGCTCAGGCGAATACGTCATACCAGTAATCTCAAACGACATACGTGGTAGAGTCATTGCTGGCGCATCTAAGTTAGGATCAGCCTCAATACGTGATAATACTTTCTGAATAGGTGCATAGTGAATAGGCACTTTCGCTTTTTCATATACGTCACCGTTACCATCTCTACGCTCAATGCGAATGTCGTTGAACAGTGTACCAAATACTGCTACGTAACGTCTTGTTGTTTCGTTATAGAAGTGGTGTCCGAACATTAAAATTCTCCAAATGGATTATCTTCAGAGAAGTCAAGAATGTTATCTGCTTCTGTCTCTATAGTTTCATTGTCAGCAGTTGCGTCATATTCTTCTAAGTAGTCAAGCTTGCTCTTCAGAACTTCTATTGAGCCACCCATGCCTTCTGAGTTTGCTTCGTAGTTAGTGTAGTAGTATGTACCGTATGCAGTAGGCGTGAATGCAGTGTATGCACCATCTGT